GGTGGGTCGATACGCGGTACGGTACTGAGGCTGTTGTCGTTAGCACGGCACCTACGTATGAGCAGGTCAATAAGATCCTTTGGCGTTACATTCGTCAGCATCACGGTAAAAACGATCTGATGGGTAACGTCACGCAGACTGATGAATGGAAGGACTCTAAGGGGGAAGTTGTAGCTTGGGGTCGGAAGCCCGCAGATACAAATACTCAGGCGTTCCAAGGTATTCACTCCAGCGGTGGTGTGCTAGCTGTTATTGACGAAGCTTGTGGAGTCAACGAGACGATCTTCACAGGTGTTGAGGCCATTACCACGGGTTCACTGGACCGTATTCTTGCTATCGCCAACCCTGATATTCCAAACTCCGAGTTTGGCCGTATCTTCCTTAAGGATGACCCATCGTGGCACAAGATCACGATTTCGGCCTTAGATACCCCGAACTTCACTGATGAGTACATGCCAGAGGAAGCAAAGCGTGGTCTGGTCTCGCGCGAGTGGGTAGAGGACAAGAAGCGTTCGTGGGGCGTTGACTCCCCGCGCTACAAGTCCAAGGTTCTTGGTGAGTTCACTACCGAAGGTGGCCGTAACCTCTTCACGCTGGAGACGCTTATGCGCGGTCACAGCACAGAGGTTACGCCCTCCACGGAGAGCCGCCCTGTGCTGGGCTGTGACATCGCCCGCTTCGGTGACGACTACACGGTTGTCTACATATACCACGACGGCCACTTGCGGTTGCTGGACAAGTGGAACAAGACAAACACCGTCGAGACGGCCCGGAAGATTCGTGACCTCGCGTGGGAGTACGGCTGTTCCGAAGTACGAATTGACGGTGTGGGTCTGGGTGGCCCTGTCGTGGATATGGTGGCCGAGCAGTCGGACAACCGATACGAGACTATCGGTATGGTGGGTAACGCTGCCAGCCCCGACTTGGACAAGTGGATCAACGCCCGTGCGTACTGGTACGACGACATGCGCGAACGTATGTTCAAGCATCAGATCGACATCTCCATTGAGGATGACAACCTTGAGGACGAGCTTGGCGATCTTGAATACCTGTTCAGCAAGCGCGGCTCTTTGCAGATCGAGTCCAAGGACGAGATTATCAAGCGCTCCGGGAAATCCCCTGACTTTGCCGACGCGGCCATGTACGCCTGCGCAATGATCCCTGATCCGACAGAAGACGTAAACAAATTGCGCCCCGGAGAAACCTACGAAATGGGTTTCGAGGATATATTCTTCGACTGGGAAACTCAAATCGGTCCAATGTAATTCCAATAAGCCTCTTGTCATTTCGTGTAGACTTGACAAGAGGCTTATTTATTGCTAGGGAGAAATCAACTTGGTTACTTTGTCAGAGGTAAAGCAGAGTGCGGCGATTTCCCGTCTCCAAGAACAGAATGACGCGCTCAGCAACTCCATCGAAGTACTGAAGGAATCCTTTGCTGACGCCATGCTGGCTATGGAAGACGTGGGCTGGCGTCCGCTGGGCGCTGATGAAGACGCCACGGAAATTCGGCTGGACACAATCCGCACGATAGCACAGACAACTCGTGGTCTGGTGGCTGTCAACCCGCTCATCAAGCGCGGTGTCGCCGTCCGCTACACCTACATCTGGGGTGCCGGTGTCAAGTTCGAGGGTCTGGATGACAAAGACCCGCTGCTGACCGATCCCACGAACAAGAAGTTCCTCTTCAGCCCGCAGGCTTACGGCGAAATCGAAACCGCGATGGCTACCGAAGGCAACCTCTTCGTGCAGATCACCAAGCCCGGTACAGGTCGCCGTCGAGCTCTCGTGCCCGGAGCCAAGTCTGCGAACGCCAAGATCACCCGCGTTCCGATGTCAGAAATCACAGCCACGGTCACAAACCCGAACAACAAAGAAGACATCTGGTTCTACCGCCGCGAGTGGACTGTGCTGACGCAGAACTACCGCGACGGGCAGCAGGTCAAGGACAACATTGTGGCATGGTTCCCTGCCACAGACTACGACATTGAGAACGGCAAGCCCTTCAACATTCAGGGCAAGCCTGTCGTCTGGAACAGCGCGATCCTCCACAACACAGCCAACAAGCAGCTTGGCTGGAAGTGGGGCGCACCTGACCTCATGAGCGTCATCTTCTGGACCAAGGCGTACAAGGAATTCCTTGAGAACTCCGCTACACTCGTCAAGGCGTACTCACGCTTCGCGTTCAAGATCACCGCCAGTACCAAGAACGGTGTGCAGGGCGCGGCTACGAAGGTGGCAGCACAGCCCACACGAGACCCGTTCACAGGCGAGATTCAGAACGTGGGCGGTACGGCCCTCATGGGCATGGGTTCCACGCTCTCCACGGTGGGCCGCACAGGCGGTTCCGTGGACTTCAACGCAGGTCTTCCGCTTGCTGCGATGGTTGCGGCTGGCCTTGAGATTCCGCTGACGGCCCTGACGGCTGACTCAGGCTCTTCAAACCGCTCTGCCGCCGAAACCCTTGAGCTTCCCACCCTGAAGGCTATGAAGGCACGTCAAGAGCTTTGGGGCGGCTTCTTTGGGCGACTGTTCGATTACCTCGGCAAGCCGGACATCAAGGTTGTCTGGGGCCGCATTGACGCTGGCGAAGTCCTCCGCAACATTCAGGCCATCACTACAGCCATTCCGATGAATGTGCTTCACGCTGAGGAAATCCGCGAGCTTATCGTCACTGCTCTGGACATCACCACCGACAAGGGCCTTCCGACTGAGGAAGAGCTTGGACTGTCGTTCCAGACAAATACAGAGATGGGCAAGGCGGCGCTGAAGACAGCGAAGAATCCGCCTCAGCCTGTCGTTGCTCCCGGCGCTCCCGGCAGCAAGCCGGGTGAGAGCACGAACAGCAAGAAGCCTGCCTCCAATGCCCCGAGCTACGGGGACAACAGCAACCGGAGCGCTGTAGGCCAGCACTCCTATTCACAGGGTCGGAATGGCTAATACCACATTCTGATAGCATTGTAAATAGGAATTAGGAGGCGTTTTGGAAATTCTCGAAAGTGTTTCCGTAGTCAGTGCGCCCAAGGGCGGGCTATGGAATGCGCGGCTTATTGAGGCCAACGTGCGTGGCTCCAGCGCGTATTACCCGGCTGCTGCGCTTGAGCGCTCTGTGGGCAAGTTCGCCAAGGGCACTCACGTCTACGCAAACCATCTCAGTCTTACTGAGAAGGAAGACCGGCCTGAAGGCGACGTAAACAACCTGATTGGTGAACTGGCTGAGAATGCCTCGTTCAAGCCTGACGGCCTGTACGCACCGATCAAGATTTACTCCGACAAGCGCGAGTGGCTGATGGAGCGTGCAAATGCCATCGGTCTCTCGATCCGTGCCGAAGGTGCGGTTGAGGAATCCAACGGTGTTCCTACGCTGGTGGAAATCTCCAAGGTCCACTCCGTGGACGTGGTTACGCGCGCTGGTGCGGGCGGCAAGTTCGTGTCGATTATGGAATCTGCACGTTTGAATGAGTCTGAAGGTGAACAGCTTTCAGAGCACAAGAAAGAGGAAACTGAAGTGGAACTTCCCAAGGAATTTCTGGCGGCTCTGGATAGCCTGACCGAATCCATGAAGAGTCTTGATGAGTCTCTGAAGGCTGATCGTGACGCCAAGGCCGCAGCCAAGGCTCTTGCTGAGGCAGAAGCCAACAAGCCGAAGGAACTGGACGCTGCTGACGTTGCAGACGCCCTCGTTGAGGCTGGCCTGACCGGCACTGCTCGTGCGCGTGTCCTCGCTGCTGTCAAGGGTGGCGCTGACCTTGCCGAGTCCATCAAGGCTGAGGAAACAATCAAGGCCGAGTATCTGGCTGAAGCTGCCAAGAATGCTGGCGGCGGCAACATCGAAGACGCAGGCGGCTCGAAGCTGTCTGAGTCTGAGCGCAGCCTCGCGCTCGCTAAGGGAGTTTTCGACTTCTAATTAGGCGGTGATCCTGTCTCCCTGAGCACAAGGGCAAAACGTTGTGAAATGTCTTGGATGTGCTAAAGGGTGGGTATTCAATTGCGAATACCCACCCTTACAAATACCTTCAGAATTCTCTTGACAGACTTGTGATATTCTGATAAGAGAGTTTTCCATTTCTTGAAAGGGGCCAATAGTGGCGCTCAATGAAATCTTCAAGGAAGGCAACCACCTTAGCCTTCCGGTACCTGACGGTACCGTTGCAGGTAAGCCGCTGCGAATCGGCATCCTGAACGTCGTCACCGAGACTGACGAAGGTGGCGCAACCGTTGTCGTCAACGGCATCACACAGATCACTGGCGGTGTCGGTAACGCTGACAACTTCGCTTCTGTCTCTCTGGTAGGCGCTTGGGAGCTTGACGTGACCGGCGCTGTCGCCTCGGTTGGTGCTCCGATCTACATCACATCCGCAAACGTCCTGACTGCAACTGCTACCGGCAACTTCCTGTTCGGCTCTGCACTGCGCACCAAGGGCACCGGCACTGGGCCTCTTCTCGTGAAGATTCTCCAGCCCGGTCAGGTCACCGCTAACGCCTAAGGAGTAGCTAAGTAATGGAAATCGCAAAGCTTGAAGAAGTCGCCAAAATCCTTGGCGCTGCCATGCACGGTGACTACCGTGCTCAGGGCCTCATCAAGGCTGCTGCTCAGGGCGAGTTTGTGGAAGCAATCTCTACCTCTGACCTTGCCAAGACGTTCAACTACGTCACCCGCGCTGCTGTCACAGCACAGTACGCTGACCTGCCCTCTACGTGGACACAGTTCGCCAAGCGCGAGACTCTGAACAACTTCAACGAGACCACGTTCCGTGAGTTCCTGTTTGAAGACACTGTGCAGCTTGCCTCAAACGGTGGCTACACAACTGCTCCCGAGTCTCTGCCGGTCGTTCCTGAACTGACCGAGTACCCGACGTTCAAGTTCACCACTGGTGCAAACCGGATGAAGCTGAACAAGCACGGTGCTCGCGTTCCGTTCTCTTGGGAAGCCGTCATCAATGACGAGTGGGGCTTCATCTCCAGCCTTCCGGGTCAGCTTGCCAAGTTCGCCAAGAACACCGAAGAGACCGAAGCTGTGGGTGTGCTGGCTTCTGCCACCGGCCCGAACGCTCAGACGTTCTCCAGCGGTAACGGCAACCTCAACACAACCAACTACCTGCTGTCTCTGGACGCGCTGGAGTTGGCCAAGACTGAGGTCAAGAACCGCAAGGTCAACGGACGCTACCTCAGCGTTACTCGCTGGGCACTGGTCGTTCCTACCAACATGGAGGAACAGGCCAAGCGTATCCTCAACCTGACTCAGCTTGAGGTCACTCAGGGCAACCTGAAGTACGTCACCACTCCGAACACATCGAACATCACTCTCGTGGTGAACGATTACCTGACCAAGATCGACGTGAGCGCAAACGCCTCGAAGACTTGGTACCTCGTTCCGCTGGGCGGCACGGACGGTACACGTACCTCCATCGCCGTTGCGTTCCTCACGGGCCACGAAACCCCTGAGTTCCGTCAGTCCGGTAACACCGGCCTGTACCTCGGCGGTGGCGCTGTTCCTTCTCTGGAAGGTTCGCTGCTGAACGATGACGTGGAGTACCGCGTGCGTCACGTTGTGCAGGGTGCGTACCTCTACCCGCAGGCGCTCTTTGCCTCCACCGGTACCGGTGGCGCTGCTCCGAGCACACAGCCGACTGTCTAAGTCGTAGGCTAAAGCCCCTCTCCCACTACTCCGGGAGAGGGGCTTTTCCATATGGTAAGCTATATCTATCGGTTGGTGGTTCCCGATTTAGCGGTTCTGAGATTACTCCCGCTATGAAAAGCCCGTCCTGCGTCTTCCTTCCGCAGGGCGGGCTTTTCTTTCGTAATTGACATTACGGTAGAATTGTGGTATGGCCGATATTTTCCCTGTCGATTACGACACTCCGCTAGGACAATTGCGGGCGCTTACTTCGCAAACAAAGCGCTACAAAGACCCTGCAAATCCTACCCTTCCTGACGCATTTCTCATTCCTGATGACCAACTGAATGCGTATCTCGCAATTGCGGGCGGTAAGCTCTACAAGGCTGCTGCCGATACGCTGCGTGCGCTTTCTGCAAATGAAGCTTTGGTCTCAAAGAAGATTCGTACTGAAGACCTGAGCACAGACGGTCCTGCCGTCGCTGCCCAGCTTCGTCTGCTGGCTGATGAGTACGACGCTCGCCAGAAGGATGAGGACGAAGCAGCAGACGCTCTCGATGCCTTCGAGATTGTGGACTACACAAGCTACCCGTCGAATTGGCCGCTGCGATGACAGGGATGTTCCATCCTGACTTCATCTACTTTCACCGGAACGTGGTAAACAGTTCACACCTTGGGCGTGTGCTGATTGAGCGTGTTACCTCGCGCGGGGATTACGACTTCGACACCGGTCTGCCCACAGGCGCTACGGCCATTCAGATTTACCTTGGCCCTGCCCGCATTCAGAAGGTTGCGTTCCCAACGAACCGCGACTTCGTTGAGGATGCTGCAAAGTTCCAGCGTATGCGGATTGCCATTGGTTTTGACGAAAACGAACTGACGCCTTCCACCTTTGACATTCACGTCAACGACCGGATCACTGTTCTCCAGAATGTCTCTGACCCGGAGAAGGTGGGAGAGCAATACTACGTGCATGGTGACGAGTCCAACAGCAATGCGTGGGAACGGGTACTCACAGCACAGACAAACATGAAGCAGGGGTAATGGCCTCAAAGGCAGGGATCGTAGGGCGTGTGCAGATGCGTCGTGGGCTGCTCAACGCTACCAAGCAATTCGGTGCGAGTGTCAACAAGGACGCTGTTGAGACTGCTCTGGTAGCTGGCATCATCGCCAAGAATGCCGGACAAAACACGATTGCCACGACGCCCTCTGACCTGTCGATTGAGCCGAAGGACAACCGTATCTGGACAGGTGCCATGTACGAAGCCTTCGATGCTGAGGTCAATCAACGAGGCAACAAGATCACTGTTCGGTTCGGCTGGCTCCGCAAGAAGAAAAAGTACTTCATGGTTCAGGAAGAAGGCGGTCAGGTGGAGACACGACGTGGAACGATTACGGTCTCCGGTATGCACGCCATGACAAATGCCGCAATGGCGGCAGAGCGGTATCTGGAAAGTAAGGGGATCAAGTGAGTCTGATAGATAGTCAGGAAGAAATCAAGACTGCATTGGCTGGGATCCCAAACGTTGGCCTGTTCGAGGATCAGAACGCTGATGAAGTAGAGGTTGAGATAGTCCCCGGCACTGACATGATTCGGCCATTCATTACCGTGTCTTTCGGTGGCCGTCAGGAAGCTCCCGGACGAATGCGGGGAATTGTCGGTGCCAAGGCTGACGCCAATGAGACAGCGTTTGTAATTCAGACTGTTGCAAGCAATAAGATCACAGCTAACAAATTGCTGGAGCGCGTCTGGGATGTCCTGATCGGCTACGTTCCCACGAATTGCGGGGAAATTCGAGCGGCGCTTTATGGCGGCACCGGCAAGGTGTCTTCTCTGGGAAATCCGACACGCTTTGCTGCAATGCAATCATTCCGATATGTGCAGAATAGTGACACAATTCAGCCTTGACATTTGTCTGCTATTCTGGTATGTAGGAGGTTTTCATAAATGACTGAAAAGGTTTGGGCCGTTCACAAAGTGACCGGCATTATTTCCGAAGTCCTGCCCAGCGAAATCGAGCAGATTCCAGCGCTGGTGCTTGCAACTGACAAACAGATCAAGGCTGCTCATGAGCGGGCTGAGATTGAAGTTTACGGAGAAGTGATCCGTGACGGGGTAATCCCCGAAGGTCCGCTGGGCGCGCCGCTTGAGCGGGAAGAAACCAAAGTAACCATCAAGGACGGTGCCGACAATGGCTAAAATGATGAGTCCGAACACCACAATCTGGTGGGTTCCCTCTTCCGTTGCTTGGGATGTCAACACGC